CTCCAAATGAACCCCATCAAGTCCGAATGTGCTGTAGGAATTAATGCGCACGGACCTGAATGGGACGAATTTTACGCTCATGTCATGAAATTTGGCGAAGACCGAGTGTTCGGAGGTGATTATGGCAAATACGACCAGAAGTTACCATCACAACTGATCTTTGCGGCGTTGAGAATTATGATCGACTTTGCCCGTGAGTGTGACTATACTGAAGAGGATTTGAGAATCATGGAAGCTATGACCGGAGACATTGTGTTTGCGGTTATTGCTTTTAATGGTGATCTTATTGGCCTCACAGAGGGTACGCATATTAGCGGGAATTCCTTGACAGTCGTGATCAATGGTATTTGTGGTTCGTTAAATCTCAGATGCAATTTCTACACACAGTACAAGCCGAAAAGCTTTTGTAGTAGGATGGTATTTAGAGAATGGGTCGCTGCAATGACGTATGGCGATGACAACATAGGAAGTGTTCGCAAAGGCGCAGAGAAATTCAACATCCGTTCGTGTTCTGAGTTTTTAGCTGAATATGGACAGGTGTACACCATGCCTGACAAAACATCCGAATTAACGGATTACTTACCTATGGAAGAATGGGAATTTCTCAAAAGAAAGAGTGTTTATCATCCAGCACTCGGCTGTCATGTCGGAGCTCTGGTGGAGAAGTCTATTTTCAAATCCCTGCACATGTATTTGCGTGGAAAGGGATGTCCGATCTCGGAGGAACAGGCTTGTGCCCAGAATCTCGATACGGCAGATCGTGAGTTATGGAACCATGGAGAGAAGGTGTATAATCAATATAAGCCCGGACTCAAAGAAGTCGCAAAAAGAATGGGCATCGACCATATGTGCTCTCGTTTGGACATGACTTACGCGGATGGCGTTCTTGATTGGAGGGAACATTATGACGAGAATTATGAACTTTATGATACTCCGATTACCCTCGACGATTAAGAGCGCTCCGTCACTCCGGGGACATTAAATCCGGCCCAGTTTGAAATCTGAAGGTAAGCAAAATTCTCTTGTACACTGGTTACCGTGTGTTTGTTAGATTTATA